AGAATATAAACCAGACTTTGTCTGTCCATTACGATTTCTTTTTGTAACGTCTGAATCATAGTATAACTTTTTAAAATTATTACCACCTTTATCTAGAGCGTTGCTAGTACTACCCATCATACACTTGCCTACTATTCTAGCACCTAATCTTAGACATGTTTTTGTAACTCTCCAATTGTTTAATATATTGTCTGGTCTTTCCCACTTGCCGCTTTCGTCGTGTACCAACAAATTAAGTTTTTCACCATCATAACTATTATCACCTGTATTTTTCCAGTCTATAGTAGTATCTAATCCTTTTAATTCTTCTAGCTTTTCGTTAGCTGTTATTTTTTTTCTTGTAAACTTACTAGCTGGTACTCTATACGCTAACTCTGTTTTAGGTCTATCCATACCATCTTGAATCGGCTTAAAGAAAAATGGATAGTTTATACTAATTGGTACTACTTTATCAGTAAACATTTTTTTAGCATCAGCACCTGTTTTAGATAATATACCATATCTAGCATCACCTGTTAAGGTAGCTAAATTAACTGTTTCAGCTGATGACATAAAAGAAAAACCAGAACGACGGTTTTTAAGATAACATATTCCATAGCATCTTTTATCTGCTTTGCAAGCTTCCCAGAATATATAGAACAATCTGTTTGCTTCTCTAAAATCTGGAGCACCAACGTCAATCTTGCTCCATTGTAAATACATATAGTGCGTACCAGTTATCCAGGTTGGTTTACCATTATTTATGAACCAAAAGCCCTCTTCTCTTCGTTTGAACTCTTCGTCTATGTAATCGTACCATTTTTCTTTATTGTCTTCCGGATAACTCCTCCAGTCGAATATATTCTTAATCCTTTGTAACTCTTTGGGGTAATCTTGTTTCGCCCACTTGTTGCTCGGGTGTTTGTATACTTCTTTAGGTGGTTTAGGTAGCGCTATAATTAAATTTTGTATCTGTACAATCTCACCTATAACTCCATTATGAGATAATACTATTAAATCGTGTTCTTTGTTATAACCATACTTCCACTTTTTACCTCTGTTCATTCTGGTAATAGTGGTTTTTTTTATTGGTTCAACTGTGTTAACTAAACTTTGACTGTACATTACTTAGATCTACCTTCTGCGAATCCTTTAAAAGCTTTTTTCTCTGCCTTTTCAGGTGTTTTGCCCTCAAGCATGTTTTCTTCTTCTTGTATTCTTGTGAGTATTTCAAATGCGTCAAATATAGCTAGTTTTTTAGTAGCCGCGGCGTTTTTTAATCTATCTGCTGATATATCGTCATCTGAATCTACAATAGGTTCTTTAGCGACCTTAATCAGTTCCTCTACTGCTTTCTGCCCAGCTTGGATTATATTCTTCTTCGTTTCCTTCGTATTCATATTTAATTGTAATAAATTGTGTCATAACTCTATATAGTCTTTGTCCGTTAATCACAAACTCGTAAGTTGAAAACGGCGTAAAACCTATTAAGTCTTCCTTGCTATACACGCCGTCTGTATATTTAACGATACCTATACAAGCCTCTTCTTTGTCAACTCCAAGACAGTTTCTGTCTTTAATTGGCTGCACAAAGCAGTATCCTTTAAGGGCTTTCCACTCAGCGTTTCTTTTGTATAGATACACTTGATCTTCTTTTACAAAATAAGTGTCTTCGTTAAAATAACTTCTACTATTTTTTTCGTTACCTTTAACGTCGTGCCAACGTCTAAAAACGTTGTGATGTGTTACAACGGTGTCTCCAGGTTTTATTTCTGTTTTAAAAGCGGTAGGAACAGACTTAACAATAGCCTCTCTATTTACAAATTGATGGTTATAAACCTCTGTGTTTAATATAAGATCTTTATTACCAACTTTAGTAGTGTTGTTATATCTGTTTCCTTTTGGCTCTATAACAAAGTCAAAAGGCGCTTTCATTAATACTCTAAATTATACTCTACAGATACCGCCATGTTTTTGTTAAAGTCTTTCCAAGGTAACACGTCTTTGTTTTTCTTTATGTAAATAGAATATTTATCTTTTTCTTCTATTATATCACATATAGTATGCCCGCCATAAACATCTTGGCCCACAGCGTAATGCATGGCGTTTTCCTTGTAGTCTTTACCTACGGTAATCTTTCTAATTAGTTTGCTCATTGTTTTCATAGTTTATAGTACCGTCTTGAATGTTAATGTCTGATGTACCATAAGCTTTTTCAAACTCAATTTGCATTTTATTTAATTCTTCTTGCAACAATGACACGTGGTGTAAAAAATTATGTTTTTTACTTTCTAGAGTACCTACTTCTAACTGTGCTCTATTTATATTGTTAACAATTGATTGTACTTTATTTAATTCTTCGTTTGTAATTTTAGTAGCCTTTTCGACTTTCTTTGTTTTTGTTTTTGCCATTTTATTTAATTTAAGTTAATTATTTGTTTTATACTGTTGCAGATAATATTAATTGTATTGGACTAACATTATATAATATATCGTCGTTTTCTATAGCGTCAACATTAGCTTTTGTTAAAGTTATCTGAGTGTCACTATCAACTGTTTTAATTGTACCAAGAACAGCGTTGTCAGCAGCGTGAACTACATCACCAGGAGCAAATACTTTATCAGCATGTACTGTATCAATAGTTATTACTGTTTGTGCTCCAGCTGCAAAATTTGATTCATTAACATCAATAGTATTTCTAAAATCTACAGCTTCTTTAGCTATTGCAGCAACGTATAAATCACCGCTAACAGGTATATTTAATCCATTTTTAGTCGCTATGTTTAAGAAATTTAAATCATTATCATTATAATCACCAGCTGCTATTGCTACAGATCCTACTAAATTATTGAACCACCCTCCATTACTAGCGCCAACAGCAGCTCTTGAACTACCGAGTGAAGCTGGAGCTGTATCTACACTAACATTAATGCCGTCGTTAGGTGTAGGTATATGACTTGTAGCAAAGAACAGTTCCATAGCGACACCTGTTTGTGCAGCGCCATCTGTTCCTCTTACTATAGCTGAAACGCCATCAATCATACTACCATTAAAGTTTGTTACTTCGTGCCAGTCAAAAAGCAAATGTGTATCTGCAAAAGCACCAGCGTGTTGTATGTTAGCAGGTATTACAGGGCTAACTCTTGTAAATGTTTTTTTATTAATCATTTTATTTTTTTACTTTTTCTAGTGATCTACCACCGAAGTAAGCACCGATCACGGTTATTAATACTAATTGTAATAAGTCTACCCAAGTATCTTTTACTTCAAAAGCTAAAACACCAGCATCTATAAATATCATCAATACTGTTGCTACAACTAGAAATATAAGAACTAGTGGTCTTATGTTTTTTGATAACCACGAGTCTGAGTTCATATCTACTTTCCATCTATCTGAAACCTCTTTTTGCATTTGAGCCTCGTAACCCATTATCATGTCTTTTATTTTCTTTTCAGCTTCAAGCTTTTCTTCTTTAGAAGTATGTAGATTATCTATAACTCCACCTACGCTCTTTACTAATTCAGTAGCTCCTCCTGAAAATATTTTTCCTAATATATTCATACGTTTTGTTGTGTTCCGTTGTTAGCGTCGTCTTCCCAAGGAAAGCCAGTATCACCAGCTTCTTTAGCAACGCCATCAACTATTATTACATCTTTTCCGTTAATTGTTTTTCTTGGATATATATTGCCATTATACTTAACAAAATCATCTCCATAAGCAAGTTTACCAGTTTTCATATCGGTAGCATGTACCATTTCATGGTTTATTACTTGTCTTTCTTCGTGGCTACCAGGTATAATTTTATCACTAATAAATATACTACCGTCCATATTAGCTTCGCCTAACACTCCTTCTTCTAATGGTTTTCTAATAACAGGTGTACCGGGCACCGATGCATCTCCACCTGCCTCTTGTCCAAACCTCATTTTGTTTTTTATTTCACCACTAATCATTGATGGTGTTTTACCTCTACCTAACTTAAATCCCATAATAACCAGGTTTTTTCTTTTTTATTTTAATCTCTGTATCTGGATCTGGACCAGGTGTTTTGGTCACAGGCTTACGCGTGTTTTGTTTTGGATCGTAAGCGATATTTTTCTTTTGTTTCTTTGGTTTATTTGGTTTTTCTTTATCTTTCTTTTTCTTTTTCTTAGACTGGCTTAAACCACCAGCAAATCCAGATAAAAAACTAGCTGCTACACTTTCGCCTTTTTCAATTTCTTCGTTTGCAGAAGCAGCCGCAGCAACTATAGCAT